GTGTTGCGCCCGAAGCACTATCATGTTTGGTAGTGTCGCACTATGCGACTCTAAAGAATTGGGAGGTCTGTTGAGCCATCCTTGGCAATATACAGAGTAGTGGAGCCATTTTGACATGACCGGAACATACAGAACGCGCGAAAGAGAGTCCATGTGGACCGACGTTGGTACATATGGAGACCCCAAACTGGGGTTCTTGGACGTGCGCGAAGTACATCACGGTCACCGAGAGGAGTGCTCAGACTGGATTGGTCGACCTTTGGAAACAAATGTGTTCACCAAGATAGACAATGAGACCAGCTTTTATCGGTTAAATGGCGAGTTGCGTGATTCGAATGGGGATGTTCGGGTAGAATTCAAAAACTATCCGATAGATTACCATCCCGAGCCGCTGTCCACCGGGCAATTCCCAACGGACTGGCTAAATCCGGATCTTATAGCGATAGCCCATCATATAGCTGGGCGGACTAACCCGAGTAAACCCGAGTGGTCCGTTCCCCAAGCTGTGGGCGAGTTATTCGATCTCGTAGAGACAGGATTGTCTCTAGCCGAAATTTACGCAACTATCGTCGGGCGAATACATCTGAGAGGGAAGCGCAAAATCCGCTGGTTGCGGGAATTGCACATCTCATGGAAGGCAGCTGAACGCTATCGAAAGAAAGCGCAGGCTGCTCAGAACGCCGGTACTTCCGGCGCTGTTCTCGACACAGCTAAAACCCTCGCTGAGGGTAATATCCTGTGGAGGTTCGGTATTTCGCCTATGATCAACGATCTTCGGAAGCTTGTGCAGCTGCACGATCTGGCGCGAAGGCGCTTAAGAAAGCTTGAAAAGCTAGCTACCGGAAAACCACTACGTTACAAGGTGAAGATGGGTCACGACGTATTACCTGAGCAGAGGACTTCCGTCCACCTGCACTCGTTAGGCGTAGATGTCTACGCAACGAAGGTCGTCACTGTCGAGAGGACACATTGGGGCACAGTAAAATGGGCCCCCCTCTTGTCAGATGCTCTCGCACCCGGTTGTCCGCTTGGTTTCACACCTCAGGTTACCAACCTGAGCGTGGGTAATTATGCGGGCACACTAGGGTTAAACGAGTTTGGCGTCCTTGAAGCAGCATGGGAGCTGTTTCCGTGGTCTTGGTTGGGGAGTTGGTTCGCCAACTATGGAGCTTGGCTCGATGCCAATAACTACTCCATCCCAGTCAATCCCTATCATATGTGTTATATGATGACCCTAAAGGTCACCACCACGTATGAGGACATCGTTAAACCACCTTGGTTGAGTCTTGCTGGAATCCATAAGCAGACTCACACGCGCAAGTATCGCATTCCAATCGATAACTCCGCGTTATGGATCCCTCCCCTAACCTCGCTCTCCTGTATCTCAGGGGGGCAATCATCCGTCCTTGCATCTTTGTTTTTGATGCAGGGCTACCTCCCGTCAGAACGACGGTTCGGTGGCCAGGAATGGTCGCCTACATAAACCCTTTAATAAGGATCCTCTTGCATGTCTTTTCCTGACACGATTTCAATGGAGTTCCCCGTCTTGGGGACCAAAACTCTCGTTCGTTTGAATGACAACAACGGCGGTCTGTACCGGTTAACGGAACCGACCCACCGTTTCCAGCGTACCATCCGACAGTCGACCATGAAAAATGGCCGGCGCCGGTGGAACGTGGAAGATATCGTGGTCACATTCGCGACCGCGACTACGAAGGAAGACTTCACCAAGTCCTATATGGTCCATGAGTTCAGTGAGAACTTCTTGGACACGGACCCGATCAAGTCCCTTTGCATCTTCACTAGCGAAGCCGGGCGCATTGCCAAGCTTCTCCAGGGCGAAACGTAGGCCGTAGCGCTACGTTTGGTTGTCTGAACGAGAGGCCACCGTCATGGTGGCAATCGTTACAATCTTCAGGAATTCCGTGACATGCGCATAGGTCATTTTTGAGGAGAATATCCCCTATGACTAAAAGCTATGTTGAGGAATTAGTTCAGGTGTATGACGCACTCTTAAAAGATGCTGAGTACGCCTATCCGGAACTAGCGGATGAGTTCAAACATGATAGAACAAGTCTCGCTAGAGCTGTCGAGCAGCGTGGATTGCCAGTTTTCCTAACTGACTTGCCCGCCGCAGGCAAGCACCTCGATAGGTGCTTGTCAACGTGTGAGTACAAAACCTCTGGCCTACCGCTAACGCGGCGGGTATCAAGGTCGATACCGATCCCGAAAATGTTCCGGGGACTGTATCTACTCGTGTTCGACAGCCATGGACGCTTGAAAGGAGTGCCTGATGAACAGGCTATTATGTTTCTTCGCACGCTTTTGTATTGTGCTAAGAAAGCCACTGTTGACTGTCCTGATCGAGCTGTACGCACGGAAGTGCGCGCGTTTCTTGATCAGGATGCAGCCCTGCCTGAACCCTCCGGGTTTTGGGCAGGTAACCCCTCGCTCGAGGATGTGCCGCGTCTGTCTCGTTTTGAGACTGCGGAACGTTATGCGTACGGCGAAGTCGAAGCTCGAAAAGGAAAACCAGCGATGGTTGACCCCACGGGCAAAGGCGACGCTAATGCAAGCCTTGAGCGAGATGCCGAACAGTGTCTGTCTCAGAGCCCTGGTAAGGTTCTGCATGACACGCTCCTCTCGAATCTCGACCACGTGGCCGGGATAGTTATCTCTACTTTGGGAAGGTTCTCCTTTCTGGAGTCGGATTTCAAGCATGGACCAGGCGCCGTTTCTGATGTTCAGAAAGGTTCGTCCAAGTATACTTGGGTGAACTGGCCTGCGCGTCTTGAACGGGAGTTCCCGCTCGCTGACTGCGGATACAGTTCGTGGTTAGAGTGGGCAAAGACGTCAAATGCGCGGCATGAGACACGGTGGGTATTTCCCAAAACGTATCCACTGGTAAGTGAACCAGCTTCTCGTCTCATCGCCGTACCTAAGACTTACAGCAAACCGCGCTTAATTGCCGCGGAACCTGCTGCCATGCAATGGTGCCAACAGAATGTTAAGCACTTCTTGTATGACCGAATCGAGCATTCATGGATTGGTGGGTTTATCCGTTTTACGGACCAGACCCATAACCAGGAACTTGCTCTACGGGGGTCAAAGGATGGTTCACTGGTGACGATTGATTTGTCATCAGCTTCGGACCGCATTTCGTGTCTAGCTGTGGAGTGTCTTTTCAGAAGCAGTGGGAAACTACTGCTAGCACTCCAGGCGACTAGGACCCGTTTCCTCTCCCAGTCCTTCTGTGAAGAACGACCGGTGAAGATTGAGTTGAAAAAGTTCTCAACCATGGGTTCTGCCTGTACGTTCCCTGTGCAAAGCTTGCTATTCTTCGTGGTGTCCATTGCTGCTGTGTTAACAGCACGCGGTAAGAAACCCTCGTTGAAGAACATTCAGTCTTTGCTTGGTGACGTCACCATCTTTGGGGATGACATCATTGTTCCCGAAGATTCCCGGAAACTGTTGATATGGGGTCTTGAATCACTTGATTTCAAGGTCAACACTGACAAGTCTTACTGGGAAGGTAACTTCCGAGAGAGCTGTGGTGTTGATGCCTTCGCTGGTGTCGACGTGACACCCGCATACTGGCATGCCCCGTACGACGAGAAAGTTCCTGCTTCACTAGTTAGCACCGTCGAAACGGCGAATAACTTCCAAAAGAGGTTCCTCGTCACTACGGCAGGTGTAGTAACTCGGATGATTACCAAATGGCAGCTGCCATTGGTGAGGAGTGGAGCAGGAGACCCAGGCTTATGGTCGTTTACGCTGCCAGACATTCCTAAGGGCAAAACCCGGTGGAACAGGCAGCTTCAACGTCACGAACTTCTGGTAGCTACGCCGGTAGGCAAGCTCGAGAAGTCAAATACCTGGGGCCACGAACGCCTTCTTCAGTACTTCACTGAAGACCCTGACCCTACAGAGATGTGGGAATCAGGTATAAACGTTCCCGAACCTGACATTAAAATCAGGCTCAAATGGCGACCGCTTCTAGATTACACGCAATCGTTGTGGAATCCAAGCGGTGGGGATACGGTAGACTTCCTACGTCTGCACAAAGATCGACTTGATGACTACTACTCCAACGAGAAAGAGGTCATGTCGCGTAAACTAACCATGTTCGCGCGATATCGCTTCTCCTGGACAGAAACCTCGACACCACGGTGCGGCATCCCAACCGCGCCTTTAGCACTTTCGTGTGTGATGTAGAGTTAGCTGAAAAGGATCCTCTTGGAGTGCCGCCTGTGAAGGCCGCTTTTCATCAGTCTTTCGTTTCGCAGCTTCTTTGACCAGTCTGTACACGGCCGTAGTCAACCCGGGGATTAGCGCGTGATTTAAGCCTCTGAGTGAGGTTCCGCGAGTAGTGGATGACGAGAAACGCTCCTTTCTGGGCGTATCGCTCCCATCTACATCAGGACGCAAGGGTCCGCAAGCCATGATGGCTCCGAGACACCTCCGATCCTCCCCCTACTGGG